CAGCTTGCCTCCCATAGCTGTAAGCAGTCCATTAATAATCGCTTTACGGCTACTAGATGTGTCAATAACGCCATTTAAAGTGTATCGCTTTTCATCGGGGCTACCAGTAACGGAAATTGTTTGGTCGCATATCGCTATCGCATCGGATAAGTAGCCTAGGTTTATATTTGCATACGCTTCATTAAGGCCATACTTTTCATCTGTAAGGTAATCGTGCAAACACAAAGCAGCGTTGCTAGTCCAACCTGTTGAGTTGCTAATAGGGTTGTAGCACTTCTTGCCTTTAATTACTGCGCTGATATTAGGCATCCCGCCGGAATATTCTTCAACGTCATAGGTAAGCTGCACATAAATATAAGCGGTATCTAGCAGCTTGTTGTCGCTGCCCCATTTAGAACTGCGAGAAACAAGGTTTGCATCTGCGGTTGTTTGGTCGCCTTTGTGAAAGTTCAGCTCGGCGTATGATGCCCAATCACCTTCATAACTACCGCCAGACCAGATAAGGGTATCGCCAAAATAAACCTTTTCAAAAGATTGTATCTCGTGCCCAGCAACAGCAATTACCAGATGCAACAATTTATTGTCGCTTCCAGTGCTATCTACAAAAACAATTGCGCCGCCAACTCTGGTTTCACCATAGACAATTTTTCTAGGCGCAGATGGCTCTCTTACATTTAGTGTCGCTCCCTGCATGCTGGACATATCTAGGTCTGGAGCCAGTGCCCTCGATACCATAGATAAGCCAGCGCCAAGGGCAAAAGCACCCCAAGACCAAGCAGCCCAAGCTCCTGCCGTAATAACAGCGGGCATTGCTGCCGCGATTCCTGCAATGATTGCAAAAGCCATCTTTTATTTCCCTAGAAATTTACAGTAAACACGTTCAATCAAGTCAAAGCCCATGCCAATCATTAGCTTATCAAAAGGAATATGAACCTTTGTATTAACAGTTAGTGTAGAGCAACCCACTTGCTTGCAGTAGTTCTCTGCATATTTAAGTAACTTGTAGCCAGTAGCCCCAGCCCTGCTATCAGGCTTCACAAATATAACGTCATTGACAGCAAAAAAATGGTCACTGTAGTGGATGCTTTTGTTAATTATTAAAACAAAATATCCCACTAGAACGCCATCTTTTCTAGCTGTGAATATTCGTAGTGCGCCACTTGCGTCAAGTCGTGCGTATTCTTTCCAATCAGGGTTAAGTTTTATCTTTCCCTTATTTAAAGCAACCAGCTCCCAATGCTCAGCAAGTAAAGGTAGCAGCTCCATTTTAACATTGGCTAAAGATTCGTGCGCAATTTTAATCATCTGTTGCCGCGCCCAGTTCTCACTGGTTCACGCGAGCCAGCAGTCATAGGTGTCGGCCTGCCCCAGACTATTTCCTTTTCTTGTATAGAGGCAACATATTCAAAGCCATCATCAGTAGGATGGTCGATTCTTTGGTCTGCATCTGTGTATCTGCGGATGTAGGCTTTTTCAAATGCTATCAGCTTATTCTCGCAGGTCACGCTGATATTCGAGTAGGTTCCGCTGTCTGTAATTGTCATTACATCCATAAACCCAGTAAATAAATTTACGGGTGCTACAATTACATTTGCTACATCGTCCATTGCGCCAAGCAAAACTGACATTTTTCTTCCTTGGTAATCTTGGTCGCGGGCTAACCCTACTAATGCTGTATTCACGCCGCTTAAAGTAACGGTGGCTCCATTGGCTTGCAGGTCGCTTGTTTCTTGTATCTCTGAGATTTTAAGTAAATCACCTGCGCCAACATAAGTTTCGGTGTTGTTTAGCTTGACGCTTGTTACCGCTGCCGTTCCGCCGTATCGACTGCGCACCATTATCTGCGTAGTTGTCCCCAGTGCTGTAAACGTATATTGAAACGTGCCAGCCGAAATTCTTTGGTAGTAAAAGTAGTTATCTGGCCCAACATACATATCTCCAAGCCGTACCTCAACATCTGCTCCAGTATGATTTACAGTAACAGTGTATTTCTCGCCTGCAACTGTTGTAGTACTTTGGAAAACGCCAGCTCTGTTAGCATAGCTAGGGCCAGAGATATTGGCTTGTCCTGATGTATATGTCACAGTACCAGTGCCAAGTTCTTGGGTAGACCAGTTATTCAGATTAGAATCAAAGCTAGAATTTAAATTTATGGGGTTTCCCGTTGGGGAATCTAAGTCCCCTAGACCTGACCATAAACGAACAGGGCTTTGAAAATCCATATCTATCAAGTAAAAAGGTCTAACTACATCAGCAGTTGCAACCGATTGCATTTCAGCGCTAAGAGTACGTGCCATCTATAAAGCCTCCACAAAAGCGAAAGTAAATCCATACATAGATGCGGTGTCTGTTGACCAGCTAATGTCATTTGCTGCCATGCGCCATAGGCTTTTTGGGCTTGTAAAATCTAGTTGGGCGGAACCTGCTAAAGCAGCCCTTAGCGGTGGTTGGAATTTTAAATCTGAACTACCTGCTGCCTTATCTTCAGTGCAAACATACAGATAGTTTCCTGCTTGGAAGTATGTTCCAGCCGCTACAGAAGTTGAATTTGAATCACAAGCAAACTGCTCCGACCTAATTGCAGCCGTTCCAAGCGGGCTAACAGATGCGCCAGTTGTATTATGCAAAGGGTGCCCAAACGTAAACGTCCCTGATTGCCCTTTAAGGCCGATTATAAAAGCCTCTACCGAACGTGCCTCTGCGTAGCTTAAAGGCGGCAGAGTGACCTCACACTCCCATCTAGCACCCTGATGCTCATAGACTTGCTGCTCATAAGAAAAAGGCGATTCATTAACTGCAATCGCCCTTCTTAAACGCATATTGATATTTTGTATCCCAACACTGGGAAATGCTAAAGGCATTCTATGCTCCTATTAATGCTTGACTGTATCCACCGCCGCGCTGTCTTGCGTCTGCTACTGCGCCTTTAGCTGCCGCCGCTATCTGGGGCATCATGCCAGCAACCTCTGCTCTTACAGTTTGAGCTACGCCAGTGGATATATTGATAGTTTGGTTTATTGTAACACCGCTGCCGCCCATCTGGTTGTTCGGTATGATTGAGCCTGACTGGTTTGGCACAAACATCTCTTGTCCACGTTCACCAACCATGTAAGGTTGACCAGCCTGAACAGAACCACCGATAGCTCTGTGACCAAATCCGCCGCCACCAGCATTAGCGCCCGCCATTGAGCCTCCGCCATTTACTGGGCCGCCATAATTCATTCCACTATTATAAGTTCCTGTAGCTGCGTTACCATTCCCAAAGCTGCCAACAATAGCACCGAAAGCAGCATCAACAATATACTTCTGAATCAGCATTTTAATCAGGCTATCTACAACGCTTTTAGCCATAGACTTCATAGCGTCTTTAAAGTTAGCAGCACCAGTGACAGCAGCAGTAAGGGAATCAGTCAAACCGTCTAAGCCTTGGGCTGTCAGGCTTTTCATGTTGTCTTCCATAGATGGTAAGCTATCACTCCAACTATTAAATCTACGTTCCATGTCGCCCACTGTATTAGCAACAGTATTTATTGCAGGAACTGCTGTTGCTGGCAATGTTTCTAAAGATACCTTTAAATCTTCTATTAACTTATTCAAGCCGCCTGCAAAGTCAACTTTATTCATCAAGCCAAGTGAGTCGCCAGCTTCCGTAGCCGCTGCCTTTAATGCTATAAGTCCTGCCAACCTTTCCTTGCTGGCCTTCATTGTTGCAGAGCTGCGGAACCCTTTGTCGATTTGCGCCTGTAGCTCAGTTATTTCATCTGTTAGCTGGCGAGCGTTCATCTCGTTATCTTTACTAAATGCCCTAGTCAGCCCATCCTTCATTTTTAAGGCTGAATTGTAGACATAGATAAAGCCATTCGCTAACTTCTGAAAGCCTGTAATTGCTCCCTGTATTGCGGTTAAAACCTTCACTGCAAGGTTTCTGGCAAACTGCTCTACTGAACCATCACTCTCTTGGATTGCAGTCACAACATTGTTTCTTAAAGTATCAGCCAACAACTCAAAAGCTGGAGCCATTGCAGCAAACATCTGGTTCTTTATGCCGCCCATCAATGTTCCTAACTTCGATAGAGCATCGTTGGCATCTGTAACACCTGAAGCCGCAGATTGAGACATCACCGCGCCAAGTGTGTCTGCCTCTTTAAACATGGCAATTAAGCCCTGCCTACCCGCCGACAATGTATTAACTAATGCCGCGCCTTCACTATCAAATAGCTTAAACGCTAATCTGAGCTTGTCAGAGTCTCCCTGCACACCTTGGAAAGCATCAGCAAGAGCGAGCATTCTTTCATCAAGCGGCATATTAACTAGCTTTCTAGCATCTAACCCTAGCTCTTTAATCGCTCCCTTAGCTTCGCCAGTACCCTTTGCCGCTTCAGCAGTTCTACGCGCAAAACGCTGCATAGCCATATTTAAAGTATTTTGTTCAACACCTGTTAAGCCAGCAGCATATTGCAGTTTGGAAAGCGCGTCAGTAGTTGTGCCGATTTTAGCGGCCGTCTTAGATAAAGCATCGGTAGCGTTTAAAGATTGCTTTGCAAGAAACCCAAAGCCAGCAACACCAGCCAAGCCGACCAGTGCTGTTTTCATTGAAAAGACGCGGGCTGCTGCCGTCTTTAATCCAGATGCGAAGTGAGAAAGCCCCGTCATGGCGGCTCTGTTTACAACTGATAAAACAATTTTAGCTTGTAGTGCCATTCTGCTCGCTCGATATTAGAAAGTAGGCAAACCACTCATTGATTTCTGAGAGGCTCATCTGCTCCGCTTCTGCTATGGTTATGTGCAACCTCTCAGCCAACGCAATCATATTCATGCGAAGGTGAGAGGCTCTTAGTTTTTTTCAGCAGCCTCAACGTCAACGATAGATGCAAACATCTGGTTGGCAATGTCACTGATAATATCAGTCTGCTCGCCCATCAAATCAATTCTATCCTCGGCACTGGTAAACAGCTTGTCTCCCGCTTCATCTTCAGCTTTTAAAACAACCATATCAACCATGGCAGCAATAGTAGGCGCTTCCAAGATTGATTGATGCTTCTTTTGTAGCTCGTTAATGTCGTAGCAGGTAATGGGCTTGCAGTACATAACAAAGGGCTTACCCTTTTCATCTGCCCAGCCCTGTACCGTTACTTTAGTAGCTTTAACGGTGCGTCTGTTTCTAAGTTCTCTTGCTAATCCCATTTTCAATTTCTCCTATTGTGTTGGGGTTATGCTGTTGCTTCAGTTACTGCTCCGCTAACCTGTATAGCGAAAGTAGCTTCTACCATACCATCAAAAGCAGCAGTGATTGACTTGCTAGTAACAATGCCATTGCCAGTGTAATACTTTTCACCAGTGCCTGTGCCAGTAGGATAGATTTCAAAGTCAATTGAAGCACGGCTGTCAAGAACCAACTGCTGTGCATCGGTATCATCCCAGTAGCATTCTAGGCTTACTGTGCTTGCTTCTAAGCCAGCTTTGTAAGTGCGTGAAGCATCGCCCATAATGCTATCTTCGATTGTGTCAGCACTTGTTTCAATAGTGTAAGAACGCACCTCACCAACAACAGCTTCAGTACCGCCCGCCGCTGCTAATTTCACTACGCCTGTTGAGCCTGTATGTGTAGCCATTTTAAATCACCTTTCTAGTTAAGTTGTGCCGCGTGTGTATTCGTATACAACGCGAACGGTTAAAATCACACCGCCAACAGGGTCAATAGAACCCTCATCGACTTCAATGTTAGTTAGCTGGGTATCCAGCGCAAACCCGCCTCTTTTGCGGTCTTGTTCAAGCCCTTCTTCAACGGCTTCAATTATGTTGTTCCTAGCTTGGTCAATAATCCCCGATTTAACAAAGCAGACCAGCTCATATTCAATGCTTGCCATGCGCTTACCCATAGAGCCAGCTATTGAACTGTCCTCTCTATCCTCACTAGCAGTCCTAACCAGTACGGCTGGAAACTGTGCGTTTGATAGCTTGGTAAAATCAAACGGCTCGCGGGTAACGTACTTAACGCGAACAGGCTGAATAACACTGTCGCGCAGGGTATCGACTATATTGTTTGCAATGCTTTCTCTAACGCTCATTTAATAAACCTTTCAAAAGCCGTGAGCAACCTTTGCTCCTCGTCCCGACTAAACCCAAAAAAGGGTCTTGTCTGGTTGTTGTATGCCGCCTTCTCTGATGCATTTTTACCGCGAAAGAATATCTCGGCTTGCTTATCGTTAGCCTTGCTTGTCATAGCCGCAATCATCTTGCCAGACATCTTTAGGTTTGGCGTTAGAGTCCTACCCTTGTTATTCCTAAACGCGGCATAGCTCTCACTGTAAGGCTTAAAAGCTCCGTCCTTGTAGCCCTGCCCATCAGCCGTTCTATCCTGAATAATGTTAATGCCAATTAACGCTATTCGCTGCAAGCCTTTTTTCTGTAACTTTTTAAGCTCGCGGGGGTTACGCTTTAAAGCTCTAATCGCTTCCTTGTAACCCTTTGACTGTAGGCTAATATTCATTAGCGAACTAACCTGCCTGAGTTGATAGGCTCTTTCTCTTTATCTGTAACAGTGCCATCACCGTCAGCATCATAATCAACGCCATCTCGCAGCACTGCTTCAATCTCCTCGCCGTAGCGAGACTTGTAGAAATCAATCATGCCAAGAAAGCGGTCATTGTCTACCCAGTTAGTTAGCTTAGGGAGCGCGTACTTCCACAGAACAAGGTACACACTGCATCGAGTCCACTGGCTGTCTGTTAGCTTGCTGGGTATCAGCTCACCGCTATAGCCGCGCTTGTCCCACCAGTCGGCGCGTATCTTGCGCTCAATGTCTGCTTGGGCTTCTGCGTGTTCACCACTAAAAGAATCAATTCCAAGATTAAGAATATCTGGAACCATTTCCATTAGGTCTGCGTCTGTACTAAATGCCATTACCACTTCACCTTATCTGCCCAGTATGCCGCCGATGCGGTTTTGTCTTTGCGACCTTTCTCGATGTCTTTAGCGAATCGCGCTTTAAATGACCTGCGCTTTGCCTTATCAGCTTCGCTCTCGTTCTTTCTTGGTGGCTTATTATCTGCGCCCTGCTGCCCGAACCTTATCAGCCTAACCTTATCGCCTTCTTTAGCGAGTACGGCATGGCTCTTGTCTGGATGCTTACTGGTGCGCTTGGGTTTGTTGTACCCCTCAAAGCGTTCGCCTCGGTATGTAATAGCCATCTTGTCTCCTAGTAAAAACCCACCCCCCGAAAGAGGTGGGCTTAATCTTACTTAGATAGTTGACTCGAAAGTCAGCTTAACGCCAAAGCTATCATCAAGCTCTGCAACACCATAAGCGGCAGTTGCATTCAGCTCAAAGGCTCGGAGAGAAGCATCACGCTGTGACTCGATACCGAAGTCGCGCTTCAGTGCCATAGCTAGTGCTTCTGGAGCGAATACCGCGCCAATAGCATCACCGCCAGAAACAGCAACATTAGCTGACTCATAAACGTCGATGCCAGCAATGCTACCGACATAGCCGTTAATCATAGCAGCGTTCTGAGCGTCACCACCATTCGGGTTAGCGAAGGTGTTAGTCAGGTTAGCTTTAAGCTGATAGGCTTGGAAAGGGTGCAGAACAGCAGCAATATTGCCAGTCACTTTAGCAGCTCGCAGAGTCGCCTGTGCTTTGAACAAATCAGCAACAGTAATTTCTGTGCCAGTTCCGCCAAGGCCAGCGCTGAAGCCAGTGAACAGAGCGATAAGGTCAGTGTCCATCTTAGTAGCGATAGCGTTACCAAGTACAGTGCCAAGCTCAACAGCAGGGTTACCCGCGCCAAAAGCAGCCATATCAGTCAGAACAACCTGCGCACCAACTTCGCCAACAGTTACAGTAACTGAGCTAGTAGATACAGTGGTTGAACTCATGTCAGTGCCTTCGGTCAAGTCGGCAGCAGCAATTGCAGGGTACTTAGGAATCTGGACAGTCTTGCCAGCTTCGTTAGCAATGTTGTACTGAGTTACCAAGCCCATCATCAGGGATTGCTCTTCAGCAGTGAATCGTGCCTGCGCGATAATATTCGCAAACAGGTCGTCTAGTGTGGAGCTAGTAGTAGCAGCCATTGTAATACCTCAATAAATTAGGTTAAAAGATT